TCAGTTAATCATTATTTAACTGATACTAATGCTTTCTTTATCATTACTGATGTGCCTGATGGCATGAAGCATTTTGTCAGAAGTCCAATGACTACAAGCATGGATGGAGACTTTGATACTGGAAACGTAAGATATAAAGCTAGAGAAAGATATTCATTTGGAGTATCTGATCCGCTTGGTATTTTTGGTTCACCAGGATCAAGCTAAAACTTTAAGGGGAGCTTTTGCTCCCCTTTTTTTCGTTCTAGGGATTTTTTAATTTGTCTATCAACTGCCCTAGCAGACTTGCCAAGATGATAGATATTTTCTTTTAGGAGAAAAAAATGGCTAATACAACTTTTACTGGAGCCGTAAGATCAGAAAATGGTTTCCAATCAATAACAAAAAATACAACTACAGGTGCAGTTACTGTAGAGGCAACTTATGACGTAAGACCTAATTTTAGAACAACTGTAGATAACTCAACACTTAATACTGGTGCTGCTGTTACTACTACACTTGCTACAAGTCAGTCAGGAACTATCTTTGAAGTAGATGGAACCGATGATATTGTGGTAAATATGCCAGCTTTAAGTACAGGTAATGTTGGTACTACTTATGAGTTTTTTGTAACTACAGCAGTTGGTTCAGGTAAAACTGTAACATTTGTACTTCCAGGTGCTGGAGTATCAAATTTCTTTGGTGCTTTATCACTTATGGGTGGTACTGCTGCTAACCCAGCTTCAGATGTTGCAGGTGATACTTTGACTTTACCAGCTACTGTTGCTGTAAATGCTAGAGTAAAACTTACTTGTATTTCTGACGATGGCACTAACTCTACTTGGAAAGCAGAAGCTCTTTCAACACCAATAGCAACTATTGCTTAATAGGAAAATACTATGAGTTTAACATCAGCAACAGATGTTCAAGCAGTATTCATTGAGGCTGATACTGATGCATTAGATGCAGATGGCATCAGCCAATCGCAAACACCATCAGGTGCAGGCAATTTAACCATTAATGGTGCAAAAGCCTCTGGTGGTGTTGCTACTTTTAATTCTGCTAGGCAAGTAACAATTACTTCAGCAGGCAATGATTTAGCTAGAACATTTACAATAACAGGAACAGATATTAATGGTTTTACAATTACTGAAGCTGTAACTGGTGCTAATGCATCAGCAGCAACAAGTACAAAGCATTTTAAAACAGTAACACAAATAGCAGTAGATGACGCTACTGCTGGTGCAGTTACGGCTGGTATGAATACATCTGCTATAGCAGTTGTATTTGCAGGTCGTTCACGACTTAAAGGTGCTTTTATAGTCAACTCTTCTACAGCAGGTACTGTATCTTTTAGAGATAGTTCAGATGCTGGAGAAAGTGGTACAACTAAATTGCAGTTAGGAACTGTAGCTAGTGCAACTGCTGAAAGAGATGTAACCATTCCTGGTGAAGGCGTAGTATTTACAGATGGAGTTTATATTCCATATACAGCAGGTACTACAATATTTACCAGTATTACAGCGTTCCACGCATAAAAGGTATTATTATGAAATATATAATTGCAGAAAACGGAAACTTTCCTCCACAATATAATGTTTTAGAGGAAAGCAAAGATGGTATTTACAGAGTTGTTTTTGGACCAGACCCTGATTTAGAGGATGCCCAAAGAAAACACGCTGAATTATCTGGTATCACAAAAAGAGCTAAAAAAGAAGATGGCACATTTAAAGCAGATAATCCATCAACTCCAGATATAAATGAAGCATATGTTTCTGGTAAAAAACCTGTTAAAAAGAAAACTGTAAAAAAATCACCAGCTAAGAAAAAAACTGTAGCTAAGAAAAAAACAGTTAAGAAAAAATAGTGTTAGATAAGACTCTATTGATGAATGAACTTCGTCAATGGAGTCGCACTGTATTAGAAAATCCGCAGGAAAAATTTAATAATCTTCCTGCTTGTCCACACGCAAAAAAAACTTGGGATAATAACAAAGTAAATGTTGTTATAAGTAAGTGTGATATGTGGTCAGACCTTATGGATTACATTATAAATTTTGATGATACTTATGATGTAATTATTTATTGTGGTGATGATTATAAAAATATTACCGCAGATGAAGTAGATACAAGAATTAATTTACTTAATCAAAAAGCAAATAAATATAATTTATATGTAATGGGTTCGCACCCTGATACTGAAATAAAATTTGCAACTGAACAAGAAGAATTTCAAGGATTATTTGAAGATGATTATTATCAGATATTTATTCAAAGATTAGATATATTAGTAAAAGCATCTGATAATATTTTTAAAAAAGGTTATTATAAAAATTATAATAATGAACAATTTAACTCACAAATATTAAGCAGGAGAAAATTATGCGAGATATGAAAAAAATGGGCGGTAGAAAAACCAAAGTAAATAAAATGGGCATGGGTCAAAAAACTGGTGTAATGAAAAAAAACATCGGTAAAAAAACTGAAATGCGTAATATGAAAGGTGGTATGGGCACCAAAATAGAAAACTTTAAAGACATGATGTATAAAAAGTTTGGCGGTAAAACATAAACCAGTAAACTTTTTTATTATTTAAATATTTTCTATGCCTATAAGAAAGAAGGCTAAAATGCCTGCTAGGAATAAAAAAAACTTTAGACCTACTAAGTCTGGTGCTGGTATGACTAAAGCTGGTGTAAAAGCCTATAGAAGATTAAATCCTGGTTCTAAATTAAAAACTGCTGTTACTGGTAAAGTAAAAAAAGGTAGTAAAGCTGCAAAACGTAGAAAGTCTTATTGTGCAAGATCACTTGGTCAATTAAAGAGAAGTTCAGCTAAAACAAGAAATGATCCTAATTCTAGAATTAGACAGGCTCGTAGAAGATGGAAGTGTTAAATGGTAATGACTAGAGCTAACTTTGGTGTAATGACAAGCAAAGCACCAGCCAGTAAAAAAAAATATAATTCTAAAAAGAAAAAAGTAGATAAAAAAAGGAAAAAATAAATGGCAACAAGCGGTACAACAACATTTAATTTAGATTTATCAGATATCATGGAAGAAGCCTATGAGCTTTGTGGTCTTGTTATGCGTTCTGGTTATGAATATCGTACAGCTAAACGAGCATTAAATTTAATTTTTCTTGAATGGCAAAATAAAGGTTTAAATCTTTGGAAGATTGAACAAGATACTATTACATTAGTTGCAGGAATATCATCTTATGCTGCTGATACAAGTGCATTAGAAGTAGTTGATGCTTTTATCAGAACAGATGCAGGTAATACATCCAATCAATTTGACCAAACATTAAATAGAATATCTAGAACACAATATAATCATCAAGCTAAAAAACTTACACAAGCTAAACCTACACAGTTTTATGTAGACAAAGGCACATCAGGAATTAATCTTGTAGTTTGGTCTACACCAGATAGTGCACAAACTTATACTTTAGTTTATGACTATATTAAAAGAATAGAAGATGCAGGTGATCCTGCTTCTAATAATGCTGATGTACCAGCACAATATTTACCATGCCTTACTTATGCTTTAGCTTATAACATTGCTTGTAAATCACCAGAAGCATTGCAAAGAATACCTATGATTAAAATGCGATATGATGAGCTTTGGAATGAAGTAAGTGATGCTAATAGAGAAAGAGCATCAGTTAAATTTGTTCCTGATAGCAGTGTTTATACTAATTACTAATGTACGCAAAAGGTTCAAAAGCACTTGGCATATGCGATAGATGTGGTTTTACTTATAAACTTGCAGAATTAAAATACGAAGTTCAAGATGAAGTAAGAAATGGTTTAAGAGTATGTTTTAGTTGTTTTGATTTAGATCAACCTCAATATAGAGTTGGTCAATTACAAACATCAGACCCACAAGCATTGTATAATCCTAGAACAGATTCAGGAGAAAAAAGTTCAACATCTTATTATGGATTTGATCCTGTTACAGGAATTGGTATTGTAATGCAAGGTAATATTGGTAAAGTAACTATAACAACAGATTAAAATGACATACGCAGAACTTAAAAGTTTAATACAAAATTATTTACAAAATACTGAAACACAGTTTGTTTCAGATTTACCTAGCATTATTAAACAAGCAGAAGAAAGAATTTTAAAAACAATTCAACTTCCTGTTTTTAGAAAAAATGTATCAGGAACACTAACATCAGGTAATGAGTATCTTTCTACACCTTCAGATTTTTTAGATAACTTTTCTTTATCATTTACCAGTAGTAGCTCACAAACTTTTTTATTATTTAAAGATGTTAATTTTATAAGAGAAGCATATCCAAATAGTTCTACAACAGGTACACCTAAGCATTATGCTTTATTTGATGATGGTACTTTTATAATAGGTCCAACTCCTGATAGCAGTTATGCTGTTGAATTACATTATTTTTATAGACCAGCATCCATTACAGCAGGTGGAGATAGTGGAACAACATGGCTTTCAGATAATGCAGAAAATGCTTTATTATATGGTTCATTGCTTGAGGCATATATTTATATGAAAGGTGAGTCTGATTTAATATCTGTATATCAACAAAGATTTTTACAAGCACTAGCTAGACTAAAAAATCTTGGAGAAGGAGATAATACAGTAGATAATTATAGAGATGATGTGGTTAGAGTAGAGAGGACATAATGTTAAGTGTAGATTCAAAACCAATTGTAGGTAGTGTAACTGTAAAAACTACAAACAATAAAGGTTTAAGTCCTGAATACTGGACAGAAAGAATAGTAAATAAAATTGTAAGTATTAGCGATAATGCTGATCCTGTGGTTAAAGCACAAGCAGAAGCATTTAAAGAAACTATACAAGCATTTGTTTTATTATATATGAAGCAAGCTATTGCAAGTGATAGAGCAACAGTAGCAGGTTTATTAGAAAAACAAGGTCATAAACAAATGGCTGATATCATAAGGAGAATATAATGGCAATATCACAAGCAATGTGTACATCATTTAAAAAAGAATTAATGACGGCTACACATAATTTTACCGCAGCGAGTAATGTATTTAAACTAGCTTTATATACAAGTAGTGCATCATTAGATGCAGCAACGACTGCATATACTTCAAGTAATGAAGTAAGTGGAACAGGCTACTCAGCTAAAGGTGCATTTTTAACAAGTGTTACCCCTACTACATCTGGAACAACTGCATTAACAGACTTTAATGATTTAACTTTTAGTACAGCTACAATTACAGCTAGAGGTGCTTTAATTTATAATGAAGCTGCGACTGGAGACCCTTCAGTTTGTGTATTAGATTTTGGTGGAGATAAAACTTCTACTAATGGTGATTTTACTATTCAATTTCCAACAGCAGACGCATCTGACGCAATAATCAGAATAGCTTAACAAATGTCTGTCGGCTGGGGTCGTGGCTCTTGGGGTTCTGATGTATGGGGCGGAACTTCTGTATCCGTATCAGTAACAGGACTTAGTGCCACATCTGGTCTTGGCAATGAAACTGTAGTAGCTAAAGCTATAGTAGCTGTTACAGGTCTAGCAGGTACATCAGCATTAGGTAATGAAACCGTAATAGCAAAAGCTCTAGTTAGTGTAACTGGACTAGGTGCTACATCAGCCTTAGGTGATGAGACAATATCAGGTATTGCTAATGTGGCTGTTACAGGAAATGCAGGAACTTCAGCTTTAGGCGATGAAACTGTAGTAGCAGATGGAAATACTTCAGTTACAGGTAATGTTGGAACATCTGCATTAGGTAATGCTATAACAGCAGGTGCAGCAGTAACAGGAGTTTCTGCTGTAGCATCAACATTAGACCTTGGTGATGAAATTGTAACAGCAAGTGCAGTTGTGCTTCCTACAGGCGTATCTGCTACAAGCACATTAGGAACTATATCCTTAGTAACTAATAATATTTTATCTGTAACAGGATTTACTGGTACGACTGGTTTAGGAAGTGTTATAGTTATTGCTAAAGGAATAATTAATACAACAGGCGTTCAGGGCGAAGGTTTAACACAAATTGTTAATGTTTGGGGATTAGTGGATGATTCGCAAACTGCTAATTGGCAGAATGTAGATGATGCACAAACTCCAAATTATAGTAATATAGATACATCACAAACCCCTGAATGGGAAGATGTAGCTTAGTATAGGAAATATATATGGCAACTTATGTAAATGATTTAAGACTCAAGGAAATCGCTACAGGTGATGAGTCAGGGACTTGGGGAACAAGTACCA